CCGGCGTCCAGCGACGCCAGGTCCTCCAGGCGTGCCGGCCGTACCTTGGCCCCGGTGGACGTCGTTACGCGCAGTGGCACGATCCAATCCGGGAATGTGGCCAGCATGTGGTACGCCGCGAACGTAGACCCCGGCGGAATGGTCCACGATGCCGTGGTCTCCAGTCCCAGCGTCAACAGCACGAAAAGCCTGTGCGCTTCGTTCAGCGCCGCCACAATCTCGGCCTTCGGATAGAATCCCGGGCCCGCGGCCTCGTTGAGCCGTTGCGAGACCCGCGCCACCATATCGGAGAGCTGCATGGCGTCCTAGTTCGGGCCGCCCATCCCGGGACCCCAGTTATTGTTTCGTCCGCGCGCCGCCCTGGCCATCCGGTGCCGCACGAACCGGTCCGCCATCCGCATCGTCGCTTTCAGGCGCTTCTGGCTGTGTTCGAGCAGTAGCATGCGCCGCAGTCCAAGCTGGAAAAGAGCCTCGTAGGAATTGGCTTGCACCGAGTACCCTGCGGCCGCCGCGGGCGCCTCGGCGCTGCCCGCCAGGTGCCGCGCCACCTTCGCCCGCGCTCCGTCCAGCAAAACGCCGGTCGAGACGAACGGGAGCGGCGAGGTTTGCGTCGACGCCCCGTCGAACGCCAGCGCCGCGTGGACGTACTCCACGCTCATGGCTCGCGCGTGCACGGGCGGCGGGAAAAACTCGATCTGGTGTACCACCGCGCCGCCGCTCTCGCCGGAATCGTCCGTGATGGCGTAACTCACCGGATCCTGCACCAGGGTCCGCGGCCCGGCCGACTGGTCCAGCCGGTCCTGCGAGAACGGCTGCAGCGGGAAACCGGTCATCGGGTCGAGCACCGACACTACCGTTCGCACGTCGGAGGGAAGCGCGTACACGTTCTGCATCAGGACGTAAGCCGCGCCGAGGTAGACCGTGCCCGCCGCGTCGATGCCGTTGCCTTCGTATGGCCGGTCCAGCGTCGCCGTCGTAGCTCCCGTCTGTGTGAACACGTAGGTCGGCGTGTCGCCCGGGCGGTAAAACTTCAGCCCGCTCTGGCTGCTGCCCCAGTTCGTGCCCAGCCCCGTCACCCCGGTTTGTCCCACCGTCAGGGTGACCGTGTCGGTGGCCGATTGGTACGCCGCCAGCGTCTGCACCGCGCAGTGATACTTCAGCCCCTGCCAGTCGGTGGCCTCGAGCACCGCCTCGTAGGTCGTGTTCAAAAACTCGTCGAGGAGATCCGCCGGCACGCCCGGCGCCCCCGTCTGTAGCTGGAATCGCAGTTGGCCCCAGGTCATGTCAGTGTACCCGGCACCGGATGTAGCCGCCCTGCGCCACTCCGCCGGTGTCGCTCTGCAGCACCGTCGCGAAGAATTCCGCGCCTTTTGCGGCCGTCTGCGGGGAGTTGGCGAAGGTCGCCTGAAAGTTTGCTACGCCCGGCGTGTCCGTCGTTGCCACCACTAACTTGCTGGCGCCGAAGATGGACACCCCCGCGGCCGTCTGAATGTCGACGATCACCGACTGCACCGTCGGCATCGTTTGCAGCGACAGGCCGCATTCGTCGAACGTCACTCCGTTCGGATTGCCGACAAAATAACTCGTGAAGGTCTGCTCGGCGAGGCAGCCGGCCGTTGTGCAGATGATAAACGCGGGAGCCTCGGTAGCCGGTAGATCGGTTGGCACCAGGGCGCGCCAGGAGGCCGCACCCGATCCCCCCGACGCCGGCCCGGCGTACACCGCACCCTGCGAGATGGTGCCCGAGAGGCTGCCCGCGCTCCCCGACGTATTGGCTGCGTTGCTCGGGATGTCCCCCGATTGCAGCGCCGGTAACCGCGCGTGCGGTAATGTGCCGCTGCCGATGTTGCCGGCGTTGGTGGTGTCGGTTGTCGCCGACGCCGCAAAACTCGGCCAGCTCCCGGGTGCTCCCGAGATGGTAGTCTGAAAGCCGCTAATCCGGCCGCCCGCCGCCGTCAGAGTCAGCCAGCTTGGGTCCGTGTAGCTGCCCGCGGCGCTCACCGCGTTGGTCACCTGTGCCGCCGTGTAGTCGCCGCCCGCCGCGGCCACCGCGCCGGCCCGCCCGAACACGCTCGATACCGCTCCCGCGCCACCGCTGCCCCCTGGCAGCGCCACCCACCAGAGCCCCGCCGACGCCGGGTTGTTATCCAGGTTGCTCGTCTCCAGACTGACGTAAGGCGCCCCGCCGTAAATCACCAGGTCCTGCGAGTTGTAGACGGTTGTCGCCGACCAGGTGCCGGCGTAGTGCATCTTGTTCCAGTACAACCACGACGTGGTGACCGACACCTGCCCCGACGGATTGGCCGGCTGTGCAGGGTATTGCAGCGCTTGCGCGCTCAGCCCCGCGGTGATCGCCAGCAGTGCCGCCGCGAACCTACCCGGTCGTGTCACGTAGAACCTCGCTCTCGGCGGAGTCCCGCGGTCTTAGGCGGGGATCTCTTCCCAGGTGATGGAGTAGCCGCAGAGCAGCGAGCTGCCGGCGGCTCCCCACAGCGGCAGCCATCCGGCTCCCTGTGCCACGACGAGCTGCCCGTCGAGCACGTCGTCGGCCGTCACCAGGTAGGGCGAGGCCTGTGCGGTGGCGGTTGAACTGAAATTGGCCAGCATGTGAGTTACCGGAGCCGCCCCCGCCGTCAGGGTGGTGCCGGTAGTTCCCGTGGCGTAGCTCCTGGCCACCGACGACGCCCCGCTCGACAGCATGTTGTTGAGGATCGTGCCCGTAGCGGTCGCGGTGGGCACGTTGGGGATGTAGCCGTGAAAGACGGGACCGGCGCCCGGCGTCCCCGATATGATGCCAAGCCGGAAGCGCAACAGAACCAGCAGTTTTCCCGATGCGGCCGGGTTGAACAGCGCGAACTGCGTCGCCGCCGCCGCCGCCGCGGAGACGATGTTTCCCGCCGCTACGCCGCCCGTGGTGGCGGCCAGCGTCAGGCTGAACACGTTGCCGCGGTACACCGGCTCCTGGTAAAAGCCGTGCGCATTGAGTCCCACGATCGAGCCGTCCTTGCTGGCCCGCTCCGGAACCGGAACGCCGTCTGCGCAAATCTGAGGACCTACCCTCGCAGGTGGAAACATCGCAAATTCTCCTTCACTTCAAAATGTCCGCCGACAGGGAATACGCGTAATTCGACCCGTCGAAGTGCTTCACAACCACGTCCCATTGATAGGGAACCGCGCGGCTTACCGCCTCCCGCACGTTTCCGAAGGCGTCGCTCGGGTGGTAGCTCATCTCGAACGCGTACGTCCCGACCTGCGTCACCGCGTAAACGCCCCCGGTAGTCAACTCCACCGAATTCCCGCTCACCCGGTCGTAACCGCGGATTATCGGCAGGATTCCGCCCGACCCGCTGGCCGCGCTCACGTTCAGATATAAGCGCAGTGCCGAGCAGTCGGCGTCGGTCTGAGCCGCCGTCGCGGTATTCGCCGCTCGCGTTGCGCTGTTGAGCAGCGTCCGGGATGTCTTGATCCCCAAGGCCATGGTCTTACCCGAGCGTCAGAATGCCGTACTCCACGTACGCGATCGCCGTGCCCGTGCCGGTGGCAAACGCGCCGCTGGCGTTCGAAACGTAGATCCCGGTGTTCGCCGGAACCGTCAGCCCATTCGATCCACTGGCCGGCCACAGCGCCGTCAGGGTCGTGCCCGCCCCCGCGTTCACCACGCTCGCCGGGACCGTGCCGGCGTGAACGGCCGTGCCTCCGGCGTTCGCCGTGTTCCCAAACTGGAACTGCACCGCGCCGCCGCTGGTGAACTGTGTCGCCGTGGTCTTAAGCTCGAGCAGGATCTCGTAAACCACGATTGCCAAGCCCGAGCCGGGCGCCCCCAGAATGACCACCGGCGTCGCATACATGGCGATCAGGTTGGCCGCCGTGAGAGGCACCTGGGCCACCTGGGTGGTCATGGCGACTCCGCTCAGTACCGATATATTGCCGGCCTGGTCGATGTCGAAAAGCTCGGTCGGAGCGGCATTTGCCGTCTGCCGGCGGATCCGCACCGCTGGAACGCTCTGCGTCGAGGGCACGCGGATAATCAGCGCTTCGTCGCCCCCCGCGCCCACGTGCGGCTCGTTCCCCGCCCCCATCGCTCCCCGGGGGACGATGTCCAGCAGACGCAGCCGCGTCCGCTTCGGTGTGTCGTTCGGTAGCAACGCCATGCGAACCCCCTAGCTGGACGGAATCCCGTAGATCCCGTAGAAGCCGTTGTAGCCGACCGAGAATCTCATCCAGCCGGCCGTTTTCACCGACCTCGAGTCGAAGTCGATGTCGTGGACCGTGTTGAACGCCTCGCGGTCGTAGTACCGCAGCTCGGTGTCTTCCTTCTCCGCCTCCAGGAACCAGGCGTCCGGGTTGGTGAGATAGTCCCACACCATCCACGAGTCGAAGCTCGGCATCCCCGAGCGCCGTTTGAAGGCGTTGATCGTGCGGTTCGCGGTGTCGGCCCGGTCGCTGCCGCCCAGCAATTCGGCGCCGATGAACTCGAGCTCGGGTGGGAAAATCGCTTTCTTCGGCGGGATGCGCAGCCGCTTCCCGCGGTGGTCGACCGTCTTCCGCATATCCTTCAGCGCGAGCTGAATGCTCGTCACGTCCGGATCCGTGGCGTAGCTCAGCCGGTTTGTCTGCGTTCCGCCGCCGATGAGCGGGTGCGCCGTGCTGAACAGCGTCGTGCCGTCCGGCCCCGTCGAAGACGTGAAACCGGTGTTGAACACGTTGGCCGCGGTTACTTCCTTGGTTTCCTTCGCCGATCGGCCCAGCTCGGTGGCGAGCTTGCGCACCACGCCGAACTTGTCGTCGTCCATGGCCACCTTGGTGACCTTGAATCCCAGGCCGTACTGGCCGTGGATGTAGGTTTTATTGAAGCCCGGCAGCGCCTCGTCGTATCTGGTGGTATCGCCTTCCGGGATCACCGCCATCTGGCCGAAGCCGGTCACTTCCGTGGTCTGCTCGATTGACCGCGTCGAGCTTTCCACGCGGAAGACCTCGCTGAACTCGTCCGGATACCGGCTGTACTTCGTCATGACCACTTCGTCGATCGCAGGCAGCATCGACTGCAAGAAGAGGTCCGGAAAAATTGTCCGAATGAACACTGTCGCCCCCCCGAATTCTTAGGGTGGGGCGGGTACTTTGCCCGCCGCCTACCCTTCCGACGGCCGCCCGTCCGGTTGCCGCCGAAACCCCGACTACTACGCCCCGGCCGTACCCTGGGCGAACTGGTGCTTGTTGATGCGCACTTCCAGAATCGCGCTATCGCCTTCCGCGTTCGGCGAAATCATTGCCACCTTCAGAATGTTCAGGTCGAGCGTGCTGGTGGTGTTGATGGTGCCGCCGTCCACCGCCAGGCCGCTCTGCTTGGTCACCGTGCTGCCCGCCGTCGTCAGCGAGATGTTCGCGTTCAATCCCACGTGCGAGGACGTCGAAATCGTCGTGCCGGTCTTGCACTGTGCCAGGTAGATCACGTCGATTTCGTCCGTTACCGGGTGGACCGAGGCCGTGGACGCCGCCCCGTAGGCCAGGCTGGCGCCCAGGTACAGCGAGGTGCCCGCCGTCGCCTGGTAAGCGGTCTGCGCGTTCGGCAGGTTGTAACCCTGCGGGCTCTCCGGCAGCGCCATCGACTCCGAGGTGTTGTATATCGCCAGGTCGAACATGAAAATTGCGTGGCTGTCGCCGGACGGTTTGCCGTACTCGGTCACCGAAAACGGCGCGCCGCCCGCCCGAATCGTCGGCCGGAACCCAAAAGGACTGTTGTTGTTTGCCACTCGCTCACCCCTCCATCAGCGCGGATCTGCGCCCGCTAACATTGCATTCGACATTTCGAGCGAACTTACGCTCCGTTCTCGCGCTCGAATCGCAGGCCGCCCGCCCTTGCCTGCCCGAGGTAGTTCTCGCTCTCGGTCGCAGTGGCCAGCATCGACTCGTCCGGAGCCAGCGGCCGGGATCCCGCTACGGGCACGCCCGCGGCGCCGGCGGCGCGCAGCAGCCGGTCCTGCGCGTCCATGTAGCCGTCTTCCATTTCGCGCAGCGCCGCTTCGCTCTCGCCCGCGTACCTGGCGAGCCGCTCTTGCGCCCAACGCTCCGGGATCTCGCCCATAATCAGCGTTCCAACCTTCACCGGATCCCCGCGTTCGTTCTTCGCGATCTCGTAGCCGCGCATCCCCAGCGCCCCCATGCACCGCTCGGAGAGGAACTTCGCCCTCATCCCCGGGCGCCCGTAGCGCTCCACCGCGTCCCGCATCGGATCGGCGAGTTGAACCGTGTCCTCGCGCTCCACTTCCACTTCGTACTCGCGTACCGGGATCTTCATGACCCGGTCGCGGAACGCCTGCGCCACGGCTTCTACCCCAAAACGGTCGATTGCTTTCTTCAGCCCCTTGCGCATTACCGGGTCGGGAACGGCGCTCGATCCCTTGCTCCGGATTGCTTCCGCGGTGGCGTTCGCATACTCCGCCAGGCCGTTCTGCTCCAGCCGGTCTCGAAATTCCGGACACCCTTCCAAAAGCGGGTCCGGGCCGTACACCTTCCGGGTGATCGTGGGCAACGCCTCGCCGAAGACTCCGCGGTCCCACTCGTCCGTGAGCAGCTCGGCCGCGCTCGCCGGTGCGCTGTGCGGGGCCAGGTCCGCGGCCATCTGATCTACCGCCGCCGCCGTCCGCTCCTCTTGCTTGCGTTTGGCGTCGACTCGCTTCTGCCTCTCGGCCAGCACCTGCCGATTCATTGCATCGGCCGGGTCCACCGCCGGGGCCGTTCGCTTGTTAGGCATCGCCTTACCTCACTCCCCTCATCGCCACGCCCTTCCTGGCGCGTGTCCTGTAGGCCTCTAGGGCCTGCTCCCGGTTCATCGGCTTGCCGTCGGCGCCTGGCATCCCTAGCAGCATACTGAGCGCTATCTTTTGCTGTTCGGGGGAGAGTTCTCCGTCGTCGGCCTCGCCCGCGCCCGGTGCACGGTTCCCTCTGTCGCCCTCCTGCGCCGCGGCCCGCGCCCTGCGCGTGGCCTCGCGCGTCGCCGCGGTTTCTTCCGATGCCTGCGATCGCGTCTTCAGCTTGCCCGCCTCCATAAAAACTAAGGCGACGCGCTCGGCCGCCATCTCCATCGCCAGATGCTGCGGCACGCCCTGGTTCTTGAACTCTCCGTACGCCCGCGCCGTCTCCTTGAAGAAATCCGACTGCTGGTTCTTGAGGTCCGGGAAGCGCCCCACTAGCTCCACTTCCTTCGTCATCTGCGCGGCGCGCGTCTCGATCATGGCTTCCACGTCCGTCTTGCGCACGTAACCGCGGTCGCTGATGACCTTGTCCAGCCCCTTGGCTCCCTGTGTCGTCACCACTTCCAGCAAGTCCACGTCGTCGCCCGCCTGGGGAACTTGCGCGGTCGCCGCGGCCGGCTGCTCGCCGCGGTTCTTGGCCTCGCGGTACCAGTACTCGGTTGTGCGCTGTTGCTCTGCGATCTGCGCTTTCAGCGTGTCGAGCTGCGCGCGCAGTGCTGTAAGGTCCTGCCCTTCGGCGGCCGGCGCCCCCGGTTGAGTTCCCACCGCCGCCGCGGGGGCGTGATCGCCGCTGACGGTCGTTTCGACCGGAGAGACTGGGTCATTCATAGTTTGAGAGTTTCCTTTCCGAATCTAGTGCCTGCGTACAAGTCCGCGCGCTTCCCGACGTAGGGCCGCACGCAGCACGCGCAAAGCAGTTGATAGATGCCATCCTTGGGCACCACATACATTCTGACCTCGACACCTGGCGCCGCTGCGCGCAGCCGGGCCCAATCCGCGCCGCATTGCTGGCATCCCGCCGGGACCCCGCCGCTCAGCACCTCGAGAGCGGCCAAATGCCACTCCAGGCAGTAATCGCAGAGCGCCTGGCCTGAGGTAAGCCGGTGTACGCGGAACTCGGGCCGCTGCTTTGAGCACCACGAGCACCGCACGCTGACAACCCGGGGCGCCGCAGTCATCGCACCACCGGCCTGCCGTCTACCGTGCACGTCAGGACTACCACATGGTCCTGGCAGTAGAGCCGGCCGCAATGATCCTGCGTCCAGCCGAGTGGCAGAGAGGGCGTATAGAAGCGGCTGCATTCGTCGTTGAGCTTAAGGTCCATTTGGACCCGTTCCGCCTCGCACGCACAGCACCTGGCCAGGTATCGAATGTAAAACATCGCCTAACCTCCCCCGCCTCAGTAGCTCCAGATTTTCCGTACCGTATTGGGCGGCCCCCACTTTCGGATGGCCGCCTCGAACGCCGGCCAGCTACTTCCCACAGGGCTGCGCGGCTCGGGTTCGTCCGCGCGCAGCCGCCGGAATTTGCGCTCCCATTCGCGGTCCGATCTTCGGTCGAGCAGGTACGCATCCAGCTCTTCCCGCCTCCGCTGTTCGCCCGATCGGCGCTCTCTGCGCGACACGCGCGCCGCGGTACCGTCGGGGGAACGTTCGGCCGCCGCACGGGCCATAAGCGCGCGTTGCTTCCTGGCCTCCTCGCGAGCCTGTACGTGTTTTTTCTTGGCCGCCTCGCCCGCCCGGTACGAGGCCAGCCTGTCGGCGTACGTTCTGCCCCGAATCTGTTGCACGACAGGCTACTCCGGCCGCGGTGGATTCTCCTGCAAGACCGGGCCCGCGGGCGAGAAAAAGCGCTTTAGCGCCAGCGCCTCGGGTCCGGCGAAGTCGAACACCGCTCCACTGGCGAAATGCACCTGCGCATGAGCCTCCGCGCAGGCTTCCGGCGGAGCGCTTCCGCCGAACCTCACTGCCTCGATGGCTGCGAGGTTGAGGATGACGCCGCCCACCTCGATGAACTTTGGTTGCATATGTTGGGGAATTCGCCATTATCGGCGCCAACGTTCACGCCTTCCCCCGCATCGCCGCAAGCAGTATCTCCGGCAGCGCCAGCGTCGTCCGCAGCGCCTTAGCCGCTCCTTGCGCCCGCGTCACTTCGTGCGCGTCGCCGGAGGTCTCGCAAATCGTCCTGTGCCTCTCCAGCTCCTGGCGCAACCGGTCGACGAACAGGTGCCAGGACTCGGAGTCCAGCATCTTCAGAAACTGCTCCCGGTCGATGGCGTCCAGCCGCCGCGAGACGATGGCGTTAGGTTTCATTGGCTAGCCTCGCCACCCAGGCGTCGAAGCCTTCTTCGTCGCCCTGGCTGCCCCCCAGCACCCAGTCCAGACAGTACAGCCAGGCGCGCGCGTGGTCGTACTCGTACTCATTTGCCGGCTCGTAGGTCCGGGCGCGCAGCGTCTGCACCTGGCGAGCCACCTGCGCTCGCCTGCGGGCCAACGCCGCCCGGCAAGGACGTGGCCGATTACTGCTCATGCATCACCTCCGGATGCCCGCTGTAGATGTTGGGGCCCTCCGCCGCCGGATTACCGGCGGGCTCGGTAACGGGTCCTCCGAACAGCCCCTGGGGCATCCGCAACGGCTTCGCTTTGCCCGCAAGTTGTTGTACGGCCTGCGCGGCCTGCTCGACGATCGCTTGTTGCAGCTTCTTCATCTGCAACTGCTGGATATGGTCGTGGTAGTGCGCGATCAGCTTCTTTACCGCGTCCAGGTCTCCGGTCGGCCCGTTCGGGTTCTGCTCGGACATCTGCAGGTCCTTCATGTGCCGTACCAGGTGCGCCTGATCGTTATCCGCCGGATTGACGTGGACGTCTTCGCCGTGCAGCAGCTCCACCCATTCGTCCTTGGGATCGATCGAAACGTCCGGCGCCGGCGGCTTAGGCACCGCCTTGGCGAAGTCCGGATCGTCCAGCGCCTCGTGCGCCGCCCGCGTCGCCTCCCACAGCGCCTGCGGGTTCTGCACCACCAGCGGATTCTGCAGGTCCAACTGGTACCGCGCCAAGGCCTGTTCCTTTTTCGCCTCCCGCGAATGCACGCTGGAGGCGAACTGTAGCCGGAAGTCGTAGCGGCCGTCGCGGTCCTCGAGCGTCAGGATCGACCCCCCGTTGTTGGTCTCGAATATCCCGTCGGCGTCGTCTTCCGTGACGCGAAAGAAGGTCTGCGGGCTGCTGAAGATGTACTCGAGATCCCAGAAATGCGACAGAACGCCCGACATATCCTCGCGCAGGACCTTGTTGTCCAGCGAAATACGGACGTTACCCTCTTCCAGCAGGGCGACCGTCTGCTTGGCGGTTCGCGGCGCGTTGGGCCGGTCGCTCTGGCGCCCCATCTGCAGGTCGGACATCCCGGTCAGCTTCTCGCCGTACGCCAGGACGCACTGTTCCTTCCACTGGGCGATGTCCATGTTCGCGCCGATTTTGAGCTGGATTACGTCGGTAGCCGGGTTGTCGAGCGGAATCGCCAGGCCCGGCTCGATCTTGAACGTCTCCGGGTTCATACCGCTCCCGGGCCGGTAAGCAATCGGCGGGTTGATGGCCAGTTGCCCCGCCTCGGTGGCTTGGTTGTGATTGGCGCACAGCTCGTCCTCGATGTCGATGAGTAGCTCGGCCATCCCCGGCGACCAGTAAGTGCCGTCCTTGAACATCGACGCCTCGGTGAACGGACGCCGGTTCCGCTTCGTCGGGTACAACTGCGCCAGGTCCTGCACCCCGATGACCAGGCGCAGGTCCCACAGGTAGCGCACCACGAACTCCCGTTGCCGCATCTCGCGCTTCTTGAAGTCCCACTCCGCGGCGTCCTTCACCCCGCTCTTCAACGGCCTCCAACGGCCGTACCATTCGAGCACCAGCAGAGACTCCCCGCTGGATAGCGGCCTCTGATACAGGATGCCCTCCGCGTCGTCTTTCTCCTGTTTGACCTCGTCGCCTTCGTACTCGCGCTGGATGCCGTGCTGCGCCATGTTCAGGATGGTTTCCCAGTGCTCCTTGATGCCGCGGTAGCGTCCTTTCTCCTCGCCGCGCAGCAACTGGTCCGGGGTCGCCCGGTACTTCCGCAAGCAGAACGAGAACTCGTGCAGCGTGGAGACTTCCTCGGCCGGCACGATGAAGTCGTCCGGCCACAACGGAACGAAGTCCGGCCCCTCGTACTCCACCACTTCGCCTTCGTCTTTCGGCGACTCCTTGCCCGTCAACGGATGTTGGCAGTGCTCGCAGGCCTGCGGCGGCGCGCCTTCGTCCCCCAGGGCGTCCCGGCCGCAGTTCTTGCAGTTGTAGAAGGCTTTCCCCTCGGGAGCCGGGACGTCGAACGAATCCGTCTTCCAAGGCGAGTACGCCACCACGCGCCCGAACACCAACTTGAACAGCACGAAGGCGCAGAACTGCGGCACCAGTTTCATGCTGTTGAACACGCGCCAGGTCATATACTTCGAGACCTTGGCGTCGCGCTTGTAGTCGGAGGCCCCCACCGGCACGGCTACTATCTCCGCGTCGTCTCCGAACAGCGCGTCCATTTCCTTGGCCCACTTCGTCAGCACGTTCCAGCGAACGTAGGGCACCGGCAGGTTTGCGGCGGTCTCCTCGCCTTCGTTCGGCAGGTTCACCATCGCCCGGAAACGCCGGTAGTACTCGCGCCAGCGCTTGATGCGTCGATTGTGATCCGCCAGCGCCGCCCGGTAATCCGTCTGTATCCTAGTCGCGATCCGGTCCAGCTCGGCCTTGGGCCAGTTCAGTTGGAAGTCCTGCTGCGTCATTCGGGCCCCTTCGCTTCCACCTCGTCGCACCACTTGTTCAGGAAGCCGGCAAGTTCGCTCGTCCGGCTGGAGACCTCCCGCAGATACGTGGCGAAGTTGCGTAGCCGCTCCGTCGCCTCATCGATACCCGGGCCGCCTCCCCTGGCGCGGCGCCGCAACTCCCGGTCGTACTGCTGTATCCCCTGCTGGATAAGCCTGTTCACCTCGCAATGCACGTCAAGCCCGTCCATGTTTTAGTGCCTCCTCGTACATCGCTGTCAGCTCCCCGATGTGGAACCGCACCAGCCCGTCCTCGCCCAGCAGCAGCGTCGCCATCAGCTCGCTCAGCACGTTGTTGAAGTCGTGCAACGCCGCGCGCTCGCGGTCGTGGCGCGGACTCCACCCCGTCTCGCGAACGCGCCCTCTGGTCGGTTCAGCGCCGCACACGAACGATGGCCCCCCTGCTTTCGGATTCGCCGCCGCGGCCGTAGCGAGTCACCCGCGGCGCTGGCGTCGTCTCCCGGACCGCCGGCCGCGGCATCCGGGTAACCACGATCAGGGCCAGCGCCAGGGCGATAACCGTGTCGTCGTGGCAGCCGGTCTGGTGCTCCGCCTTGCCGCTGGCTTTGATGACGAACGTCAACAATTCGCCCGCTGTGATCGCGTCGTGGATCGTGATTGCAAGTTGCCTGAGCGTCTCGTCAAGCAGGCTGATAAGGACCGGGCGGCTTACCCCGCTGGTGTCCCAGCCGATGCGGTCGCCTCTCACCTGCGGGTCTCTGTCCGGCGTCGTTGGCCGGTGGTAGATCAGCGACGACGGGTAATCCGCGTTGAGGATCGCCTCCAGCATGGATACCCCGCCGCCACCCGGGTTGCGCTCCCCGCAAATCTGCGCCATGTTGTACCAGCGCGCCAGCCTGGCCATGTAGCGCCCCGTTTCGCCGGGCATCATCCTAGCCCGCAAAATGGCAACCTGCTCTCCCGTGTCCCGGTCCAAAACCTGGCCAACGCTCCAATCCGGATCGCTGTGTCCCTCGTTCTCTCCTTCGTCCAATCCTTGGGCGCAGTCGGCGCCCAATGCGTAGATACGGCCTTTCTCGGGGCGCCTCCATACGCGCAACGCCCCATGCTCGGCTGGAAGCAAGGCTATGCGCTTCTCGCCCGCCCCCATATCTGCGGTCTCCAGCTCGCCGCATAGGGCTTCCGCTTTCGCGTAGGATTTGTACACGTGGGGAATCGAGAAACGGTTTCTGGAACTGGCGCTGAAGGCTTCCTCCGGACACGCCGGGTGCTCGCGCCGGAAACGTGTCAGGTCGCCGTTGAAGTCGTTGTAGAGGGTCCACCGCCGCCAGGCTAACTGTTCCAGGCTCAGGTTGTACTTCTGTTTCAGCTCGCGTTCCTCGGCGGAGAGCGAGTCCTGGAACCTGTCCGCCGGCACTGCCAGCGGCATCCGGTTTAACGGGTGTTCCCACCACCCCATGAAGATGCCCAGCCACTCCGCCTCCGAGGAAGAGTCGGCCGCCGCCTGCCACATTTTGTGGAAAGTATCCCCGATGCTCTTGGCCGTGCCCTCGATCACTGCCGTGGTCTCCGGCAGTTTCGGGAGCGCCGACATAACCGCGGCCAGCGTTCCGGCAGCGTCGGCGTAGTAAGGAAACTCGGAGAAATGGACGTTGGTGATGCGAAAACTCCGTCCGAAGGTCGCGTTGCCGGCCGTGTGGACCTGAATAAATGAGCTTTCCGGGTCTCCTCCATACTGGAAGTACAGCCGGTCGCTCAGGGCCCGCGATGGGGGCAGCCCGATGGCCCCGGCAAAAGGCCGGTACTTTTTGTGGAAGCGGTCGTAGATCCCGAAGATGTTGAGCGTCGACGTCTCGTCGTGCGCCAGGACGACGGTGTGAACTCCCGCCTGGAACGCCGTGTTGTGGTAAAACTCCGCTGCCGTTCCCGTGGTCGCCTGAATACGCCGACTCTTCAGATACAGGATTCGAACCGGCTTGCCTGCGTTCCGTTGCTTCCCGATCGCCTCGTGCAACCGCACTTGCCCCGGCGACAGAATCATCGGCACCAGCTCCCGATGCTCCGTCTCGACGATGAGCGATTCTGCGCAAAACCTCGCGTGGTTCTGGAAGCCGAGATAAATATCCTCGGCGTTCACGCGGCCAGCTTTTCGGCGAACTGCCGGGGTCGGGCCGGCATCTGCCGGCCCGTCAGAGTCGCGGCCACTTGGCGGCGCGCCGACTCCAGCTTGCCTCGCGTCCAGGCTGGCGGCCGTCGTAGCTGCCGCGCGATCGCGTTGGCGCTCTCTCCCGCCAAGTAGCGCCTCAGCACGCACCCCTCGTCCCGGGGTAGATCGCGGATCGCCGACCACAGCAGCCGGACTCTCTCCCGCTCCGCCGCTTTCGCTTCCGGCAGCGGCGCCCGGTCGCGAAGTTCTGCCAACTTGAAGCGCGCCTTATAGAATTCGCTGTGGTTGCCGGCGTCCAGCGTGGCCTCGGTCCACGAGTCGATCGACTCGTGTAATTCTTCCTGAAACGCTCGCCTGCGGTGGGCATCGATGATGGCTCCGCGTACCCGGTAGTACGCGAAGTGGTCGAATTGCCCGCGCTCCGGCTTGTAGGCGTCCGCCGCTTGAATCAGACCGACGAACCCAGCGGCGGTTAGATCCTGAATGTCCAGGGACTTGGGGAGAATGTGGGAGAGTTTCCCGGCGATTCGACCGACCATCGGCAGATGCGCCAGGATCAGATCGTCGCGTGTCAAGCTGCCGCTCCTTGTGTCCGTCTGCGGTATAGCAGCACGAATTCCTCCCACGTCACCAGGCCCGTCGTCTCGGTCGGTTTCTCGACACGCTCTCCTTGTGCCAACTCGAGTAACTGCTTGACGCGGCCCACCGAGCGCAGCCGGATCTCATGGTCGGGACGTTTCCGGGCAGTGGTGGCCCTCAGCCCCGCGGCCACGGCTTTCAGCGCCGAGTCAACGAGCTTTTCCAGTTGCTGCCGATGAGGTCGCATCATTTCCGTGATGAGGAGTTGGGTTTCGGGCTCCTGCTTGAGCCTCTCGACGTGGCGGCGTTTGCAGCCGGCGTCTTTGGCGATCGCCGTCGCCGATTTCCCCGCCGCAACGCCTTTTGCGACGGCGATACGCTTGGCCTGTTTGCCGGCCCGGGTTCCCCTGGGCATCTACGCTGCCTTCTCGGTTGCGGAAGCGGTGAGGACGGCTGTTACCTTGCGCGATCCCGTGCGAGCCTCGCTCACGAACTGGGGGTGCAACTCCTTAGGGATGAACTTATCGATGGCCTTGGTCAGAGGTATCGTGATCGCCGCCACCGCCGCATCCAGCGAGCCGGTGGCCTTCTTGAGCGCCGCGAAGGCCTTTTTGTTGTCGAACACCGTTCGTTCGTTCCCCGCCGCCGCCACGTGTACCGTATACAGCTTCCCGCTTGCCGTCGTGGCCTTCTCGGCCGGCGTATCCGCATACCAACTGGCAATGATTTCTTTCAGCTCTCTGTGGCGGTCGACCGCCGGCTTGAGCAGCGCCAGCCTGCGGTCCAACTCCCCGAATTCGTCGATAAGCTGCCCGCGATTGGGAACGGTCTGTAGCGTGTTTGGTGTCACGCTTCTAGTTTGCGGTTGTATTTAAGAGCACGCTATCCGTAAAATGGTAGTAGGTAAGGGCAGTGCTTTCAGACGGTCCGCAAGTTGGGGTACCCGCAGTGATTTGTGCGGGATCGGATGAGGCGAATCAGGGCCACCATCGGCGGTAAGCAGCGTGAGATGGCCATCCTATCGCCCCGCGAGCGCGAAGTCCTGCACTACCTCGCTCACGGATTTGCCAATAAACAAATAGCCGCTTGCCTTGGCATCAGCGAGTCAACCGTCAAGCAATACGTTGGCGCCCTCAGTCGGGGGCTTGGGCTATGCAATCGCGTGAGCCTCTCCATTTGGGCCATCAGCAACCCGTCCTCAATAAAAGGGCATGCCTCTCCCCTGGCGCATCACGGCCGCGGCTGCTTCTGCGGATCTCCGGCTTGTTCCGCGGTTTTGGGCCTCCCTTGACCCCGTCGTCGTCGGCCCGCTTCGACGACGACGACGGATTTCCTAAGCGGTAACTCAAGCCTCTTCCCTCTCCCTGCTTTACTCTCCGTAGTAACTCTCTATTGAACGCCCCGGGGTGGCTCCCCGAGGGAGCCACCCCAAGCACCCCTCAGGGAGCCATCCGGTGGCTCCCTGCCAATACCCCCAAAAAATAGTTATCCAGCCGGTCGATTTCGGAGTATTCTGTTCCCATGTCGAAGCAGGCCGTCAAAGAGAAAGACATCCTCCGCGCCGCTCAGGCAATTCTCGCCCGCAAGGCGGTGGCCGCCGCCAAAAAGGGCCTGACGAAGGAGCAGTACGCCGCCAAGATGGGCGAACTCCGCCGGCGAGGCGCCGCCGCCGCGAAAGCCCGTCGCGAAGCAGCCGCATCGGCCTGAGTATGTCGCTACAGCTCAATCGCGTTGCAGGCGTTTGCGCGGAACAGGTCGCTCCGCCGGAAGTAGCGGCGCAGCACGTCCATGGACCGATGCCCCGTCTGTGCCGCGATCAGCAGCTCGCCGGCGCCCCCTTCGCCGGCGGCGGTGACAAACCCGGATCGCAGAGAATGCGCCGCGAAGCGGTCCCTCGGGTCGAGGCCAATGATCGCCACGCAACGCTTGACGAGCCGCTCCACGCACTCGCCGTCCAGCCGCAACCCCGCGCTGCCCTGCAACCGCCAGAACAGCGGGCCGGGCCTCTCCCCCCTGCGCTCGATCCACGCCCGCAGGCATCGCACCGCGCAGGTTGCCTCGTGGCGTCCCCACGGAATACCGATCAGCCGGCCGCGCCCGGTCTGGTCTTGCTTCTCGCGCCCCACGTGGATTACCATCCCCTCGGTGCAGAACTCCACGTCCGCCAGGTTGAGCCCGGCGATACTCGATCGCCGCAGAGCGGACGCGAACCCGACTACCAGGATCGCCCGGTCCCGGATAGCGGCCGTCGATCCCTGCTCCCCCAGAAATTCCGAGATCTCGCGCAGTTGAGCCACCGTCAAGGGCCTCATCTGGCGCGGCTTCTCGGCTCGCTCCCGTTGCGCCCCGGCCAGCAGGGCGAGAACTTCCTTGCCCGCGGGGGAACTAAGCCCCGCCATCCGATGCCGGTGCACGACTGCGCAGCATCGGCGCCGTACAGTCGTCACTTTGAGTCCCTGACCCAACAGAGCGGTCAGGTACAACGACAACGTATCCGCGGAGGCCGGCAGACTGCCGCGACCTCTCGCCTCGCACCAGGCCGCGAATCCGGCCCAATCGTAGGCGTACCCCTGCAACGTGATCGGCGCGAACTCGCCTCGCTCCACCAGCCTGGCTCGCGCCTCACGCAACTCTTCTATTTCAGCTTCAATGGTTGGCGACATCCCTGCGTTGGACGCGGTTCCCACGCGTCACGCGCCGGATGTCTCGATCGGAGGGGGGTACAAATTCGGATTGTACCGCTTGGATGCCGCCCTTGCAGCGGGCGCCCGCCTCCCTTCGGTAGGCCCGATCGCGCCTTAGGCCTGAGAAACTTTCGGGCGCCATCGAGCCGAGGTTAAGCGCCGGGAGGCAGACGCCTCTATCATACACGATCCGGCGCTTTCGAGAAATCCCTGTTGGTGAGGTCGAGGTCTCTATGGCAGCCGAGTCGATCAAACAGCCCTTTGTCCCTCCGTTCTTTGCCCGCTTGGGCGTCAAACCCGGCGAGTGGATGTACACCACCAAGCCCTCCCTGCGCGCCCTGATGCGCCCGTCGTGGCCCCTCAAGGTGCGGATCTGGGCTTGTCTGATGATCCAGAGCTTCGGCTACGAGTCCGACTTGGCCGTCATCATGAGCAAGGGCGAGTACGCTGGCGCACCCACCAGGGTCGGGCCACTCCAGCCGTCCATGATCACCGGTATGATCTTCCGGGCGGCCTGCGATGCGTGCGCGGAATCGGGCATCCAGGTGACCCCCGAGATCAAAGTTGCTCTCCGCGTTTCGAAGGCGCACATGCACCGCGCGCTGGTCGAAATGGAGCAGGACGATGGATTGATCGTCCGAGCCAGGCTGGAACGCACCCCGGAGAAGTTGCAACACGTCTCCTTGGCAGACGGAGAGAAGCGCGGATGGCTGACTCCGCTCCGCAAACTGAAACCGGCGGACCTTGCGAAGCTCGGCTCGCCGTCGAGCAGGATTGGAGTCTTCCTGCTGCCCAAGCCGAATAAAGCCAATAACTTGCGAGCTAATGGAGCCATATCTGGCTCCATTAGCTCGCAATTTGTTGAAAACGCTGAGGTTGAAGAGGGGGGTCCCATCCAACTGCTGCTGGCCTTTATGCGCAACCACAGCATGCGCAAGCTGATCGCGGATGCTGGCGCGATAGCCGGGAGCGAAGAGGTCAAGGCCGCCGTGCTGAGCTACCATGAGGTGCTCCGCTCCGCGGCCGACTCCCTCAAGCGATACCTGGAGCAGGCGATCCAAGCCGCCAAGACGCCCGGCAAGCCCCAGCCAGCGCCGCCGCTCCAGCCCAAGCTATTCGCGCCCGCCTCAGCGTCTGTCGGGACTCAGGCGTCTGCCGGCGCGAATGGGATCGGCAATCCTCCCCGGGTGCAGCCTGGGACTGCGCCCGGTGCCGGTCTTTCCCCCGCTCCGCCTGTTCCGGCGTATACCTCCGCCGGCAGACCGGTCTCACCCGCCGGGAAACAGGCGGAGCCTCTTGCCGATGTCGCCCACGTCCTGGACGGCATGCGCCACTTTTGCCCTGCCGACGAGGACGCAGCCCGCATCATGATCGCTCAGTGTCGCGGCAGGTCCCCGCATTGCACGGCCGTGGAAATTCTGGGGGCCATCCGGCTCAAGGGCCACCTCTGCCGCGGCAAAGACAGCCCGGTGGGATTCCTGCTCACCGCCGTCCCCAAGCTGTTCTCTGTCCCAGTCCTCGGTCCGCAACCGTCGCCGCCGCCGGACCCCGTATACGTCCCTGAAAATTTCCCGGAATGCCTGGCGGAGGCCAAGCGCTGGCTCGCGGACCCAGCCTGCACTCCCATCAGACGCCGCAACGCGCAGGAACTGGTGGACTCGCTGGATCCCTCGCAGCCCCATGCAATAGCGGTCGCCGGAGGTGCCCGATGAGGACCGCCTTCGATTTCCCAGCGAGTGACCGGGGTCTCAGTGGCCTTGGCAGCACTGTACACAAAGCAGTACAGCGGCCCCCGGACGCCATGCCGAAGAACACCTTGCAGGCCTACCATGACGCCTTGCAAGCCGCCGAGACCTGCCGCGGCTTGCTCCGCAGCCTCATCCTCGACGAGGACCGCCATGGATCCCTCCAAGCGGCTCTATCCCAATGTCGCAATCTCGCCGGCGATCTCCAGGCGCTTATCGACGAGGAGGAGCGCACTCAGTGACCCGCTTCGACCGCCGTCGCCGCGGCCTGCCGTCGGCCCCCCATCTGTCCCCCGAGGATCGTTTCCTGACTCTGATGGCCCTCGGCACCCTAGACTTGGTCTCCGCGTCCGGCCGCACCGCTGCGGCCAACCGGGCGCGCGAACTGTCTCTCTCGATCTCCGAAGGCCGCTACGAGGCCTTCCGTCTCGCCCAAGCCTACGCCCATGCGGCGGCCTGCGGCAACCTCAACGTCCCCAATCAATCAACCCAAGGAGTCCCATGTTCCGTATCTCACCGACCCGTGGAACCTGCCGCGCCTGCGGCTGCACCGTTACCAAGCCCTGCGCGCCAACCGGCTGCGCCTGGTCCGACGCAAGTCACACCCACTGCACCGCCTGCGTTTGCGCTTGCTGCGGCATCCCGTTTTCCTCCCGCGCCCAGTACTCGGTAGCCAAGCGCGGCTTCCGGCTCTGCCTCGACACAAATTCCTGTGTCGCCCGCGTGCTCTCCCAGCACGCGTGCGATCACATCATCGCCCTGGCGATAACCTGCAACCAAGCCCTCCCTGCGCGCCCTGATGCGCCCGTCGTGGCCCGTCAAGGTCCGGATCTGGGATTGTCTGAGGTAGCCGCATGCGCCGCTCGGTAGCGTTCTCGCCTCACGACGTCTGCACGATCATTCACCAACTCGCCTGCACTGGCTCATGGCGGGGCGAGCGCCGAGGAGTCGCCGTACGCCTGGTCCGCTATAGCACAGCCAAGGGCGACAAAATATGCTTCGCGCTCAAAGCCGGCGTTTCGGTCAACGGATCCGCCGAAACCGTCGCCGCCGCGATCGCCGAGTGCAATGTCCTCATCGAGGCCTCGCGGATCCGCCGCCTAGTCCTCTACTCCGTCTGCCCAGAGGAGGCCCTATGAACATTTCCGACCTGCAAAACTGTCCCCAATGGCTCGCCGACGCCAGCACGAGCAATGCCGACGTCGAATGGGTAGACGGGCAAGTTGCCTGGCGCGGCGGCACGTGGCGCGACGGCACGTGGTACGGCGGCACGTGGCGCGACGAGAACACCGAGCGCCTCACCTATATGGCTGCGCTGTGCGGGATCGTCTTCAGGTCTGGCTCCGCAGTTGCCTACCGCACCACCACCGCAAACGGCTGCGGGAGACACACCGTCGGATTTCACCAACCGGAGGGTGACTACCACGAGCAGGATTTGCCCCCGGCCGGCAGCGACACGTGCGTGCGCGGTATACACGTCTCCTCCGCAGCCCGCGCTCACACTCATGCTGGCGTCGATCACACCGCCCAAATGTGGGAGGTCACGTTTAGCCGCGAGGACCTCCTGGATTGCGACGGGGAAACGGCCCGAATTGCCGGCGGGTTCTTCACCCGCATCGAGAGGCCGTTCTAATGCCCATCCGCAAAGACCTGCTCCAGCACTACTCCGGTGCCGATTGGAAAGCAACGCGGCGCCGCATCCTAGCTCGTGCCCACGACAGATGCGAACAGTGCGGCGTCAAGAACCACCATCGCTATGACCGCGGAAACGGGGGCTCCTACCGCAGTTCCGAGGCCGAGTGCGGCACCCCATGGCGCAACTCTCAGGGAAACATCACCACCTTCGAACCTATGGTCTCCGCGAGGCGCACCGTGAGCATCGTCCTCACGGTCGCCCACCTCAACCACACCCCCGGCGACGACCGCGAGGAAAACCTCATGGCTCTCTGCCAGTGGTGCCACCTCAACTACGACCGCCTGCACCATAAGGAAACCAGGTCCGACCGGAAAGACGCCCGGCGGCCGCTACTTATGGAGGCCAAATGAGCATTGAAATCTTGAACCGCTACACGCGAGCTATCCTCTACTTCAGCGAGACAGCCCAGACCATCGCGGAAGCCGTGCAAGACGCCGCAAGGAGCAGCGATGAAAACTGAACTATCCGAACGGTTAATTTCGCTCCGAGCCGCAGCGGCGCGCCGGCCACACGCGACGCACGCGCGTTACGTGGCTGGCTGCAAATGCATGCTTTGCCGCGCGGCGCACTCCAGGTACAACCTAGAGAGGCAACGTCTGAAGAAGGATGGGGGTTGGAATGGCTTAGTGCCGACGACCAAAGCGCGCAACCACATCCTCGAGCTCCAAGCCCAAGGAGTCGGATACAAAGCCATCGCCGCAGCGTCCAGCATCTCTTCAAACATCGTCTTTGGAATCCTAAAGGGCTCGCGACCGCGGATGCGTGCGAACGCCGAGCAAAGACTGTTGGGGGTGGATCGCTCGGCAGTGTCCGATGGCGCACTCGTCGATTCAAAAAACGCTCTCGCCCTCATCCAAGAGCTTCTCCGAGACGGATACAGCCGAGCGCAATTGGCGCGGTGGATGGCGTACAAGGTTCCTAAGCTCCAATGGATGTACCGCAAGCCGTGTGTGCTCACCGCCCGCACGGCAATGCGGATCGAGCGCCTGTACCGCATGATCCACCAAGGGAAGTTCCAGCGATGCTAGCCCTCTACGTCGAACTCATCTGCGACGGCTGCCAGATCAGCTTCATGCGCCACCGGCTCCGCGACGACGAGCCGCAGACCGTGCGGCAGCTCGCCTTCGACCTCGACACGATCTCATTGGCGTCCGAGTGGACCAAGGACAAACACCGTCATTACTGCCCACTCTGCACTATCCACCGGCCGGGAAGTCTCATCCCATAAAGTCTCCGGCCCCCTCATGGGTCTGTCATTACGCGCGCGTCCCGCCCGCCGGCGGCGGATGGAAACTCGTTACGAGGCGAATGCAGAAAAAGGGAGATCCCAACGATGACAAGAAGACAATCGATCGCCAACCTAGCCGCTCTGCTCTGCCTGCCGTCGCGGGCA